TCTGGTTTCCGCATGGACCAATGAAGTGGGGCAGGCCATCGGGATCCACGGTTTGCAGCCGGGTCAGTCGGTTTCTTCTGTGGCATATAACCTGCAGCCTGCTGAGATGAGCCATCAGATATTTACCCTGATCGACAAAGCCATGGCCTACACCAAGGAGTGTCTGGGCGCCACCGACGCCCAGATGGGCAATGTAAAACCGGATAACACCTCCGCTTTGATGGTGCTGCAGACCAATTCCGAGGTCCCTCTGGAGAATATTCGGGCGGGGCTTTATGAGTGGGTGGAAGACATCGGCGCAATTTTGCTGGACATGATGGGTACCTATTATGGTTCCCGACCAGTTGTGGTGGAGCGGGAGTTTGAGGACCTGGTGCTGGGACAGGGCGGCGCACCGGTGCTGGACCCCCAAACGGGCCGGATGAAAACCAGAAAGCTGAAACGCAAGGTGGTGCAGGAGTTTGATTTTACGCAGTTCAAGCATCTGTGGCTCAATCTGCGGGTGGATGTGGGCGCAACCACATATTTCAGCGAAATCGCCATGACCCAGACCCTTGATAATCTGCGCAGGGACGGCACGCTGGATGTGATCCAGTATCTGGAGCGGATTCCTGATAAGCTGATCCCCAAAAAACAGGAACTGCTGGAGCACTTGAAAAGTAAAGGGGGTGAGCAGGAAATGCCCTCCGCAGCGAAGCATGGAAGGCCGGTGCAGGGAGGCGCGCTGGATGAGGAAAGACTGATCTCCACTCTGCCGGCCGGAATGCAGGCCAAGTTCGGTCAGCTTGATCCCTGGGCGAAGCGGGGGGTGAAATTGGCAGCCCAAAGCAGGAGCCGGCAGGGCGGGTGACCCAAAGATCCAAGTTTGCGATTTGAAACAGAAAGGAGCGATGAAGCATGGAGGAAAACAAAAAGGAAATCGATATCCAGCAGGTTGAGCCTGATGCGAAGGAGCAGGCAGAAACCGCGCAGGAGCTTGACAACAAGCGCGTGGAGCAGCTGGAGAAGGAAAATGCCGTTTTGAAGCAGAACGCTGCCGCTGCGGCCAAAGCGCCTGTTCGCGGTGTTTCGGTGGGTGCGGGACAGAGCGCACCTGCGTCTGACTTTGAAAAGGGACTGTTTTCTGATCCCTGGTAACAGGTTTTCGTAAAAAGAAGACCTGAACTGGTCTGAGCTGCCCTGCGTGTCTCTTAAAAACTGCGCAGGGGCGTCCAATGCCGCCAATGCTGGGAAAGTATGCGGCTTGGAAGTTTATTTTAAGAGGCACACAGGGCGGCTCAGGCCCAAAACCTACATCAAAAAGGAGTGAATGAATATGGCAACTTACGAATACGCAAAGAAGTATGCCCAGCAGGTGGATGAGCGGTTCAGCCGTGCATCTCAGGCAGAACTGGTGGTGAACAAGGACTATGACTTCAAGGGTGTGAAGACGGTGGCAGTTTATTCGGTGCCCACTGTGGAGATGGTGGACTATGAGCGTTCTGGTCTGTCCCGCTACGGTACCCCTGAGGACCTGGGAAACCAGACCCAGGAGCTGACTATCTCTAAGGACCGTTCCTTTACCTTTATCATCGATAAGGGCGACAAGGCACAGTCTCAGATGGTGATGGACGCGGGCAAGGCACTCAACCGCCAGCTGCGGGAGGTCTGTGTCCCTGAGTATGACAAGCATGTGTTTTCCGTGATTGCTGCCGCAGCCTTTGCCGCCGGCAACACCTCTGCCGCTTCTATCACCAAGAGCAACGCCTATGAGCAGCTGCTGGCAGCGCAGGAGGTTCTGGGCAACAACAACGTCCCCGATTCTGGCCGCGTGTGCCTGTGTTCCTACAAGTTTGCAAACTTCCTCAAGCAGGACTCTGCATTTATGAAGTACGGCGACGCATCTCAGGAGATGGTGGCAAAGGGCATTCTGGGTGAAGTGGACGGTACTCGGATCGTGAAGGTTCCCGCATCCCGCCTGCCTGAGGGCTGCAACTTTATCCTGACTCACCCCATGGCCTGCGTGGCCCCCAAGCAGCTCAACGAATATAAGATCCACACCGATCCCCCCGGCATCTCCGGCTATCTGTGTGAAGGCCGCTTTCTGTACGATGCCTTTGTGCTGAACAACAAGGTGGGCGCCTGCTACTATCACGGTACTGCGCTGGCATGACGCGGTTTCTCAAAAAATAGGAGGAGGTGACTGCAGTTATGGCGCAGAGGAAGTGACCTCTGCGCCATAACAAAATACATGAACTATGGACAAGTAAAGCGTGCAGTATTACAGCTGCTCAACCAGTACAGCATTGCCGGAACGCAGGTGCCGGGCTCCTACAACAACCAGCAGGACTATCTGGAGCGCATTCCCGGCCTGGTAAACGACGCGGTGATGGAGATCGCCACCACCGCGCGGAAGATCCCGGCCACTCTGCGTCTGGGTGACATGCCCAGCATGGAGCTGGAGGACGAGGTGGAGTACAAGCTGCCGGAGGACTTCTATCAGTTTGTATCGGGCAGCGTGATGCGCACGGTGGATGGGCGCACGCTGCACACCAATGTGTATGCCCTGCGAGAGCGTAAATATCTGCGTGTGCCCAAGGAGGAGGCGGGGGACTATGAGGTGGGCTACTACCGTTATCCCTCTTTGCTGGGAGAGAATCCCCGGGACGAGGACAGGCTGGACAACGAACCAGAGACCCACTATGCCATTCCCTTTTATGTGGCGGCCCATCTGGTGGTCCATGACGAGGCCTTCCTGTACCAGGTGTTCTACAACAAATATGAGGACAAGCTGGCCAAGATGGGCCCCGGCGTCTCCGCCGAGGTGCGGCCTGTAGCCGATTCCTATGGTTTCTTTGGGTAAGGAGGGGGCTGCATGAGAGTATCACTTGGCAGCTATCCAACCCCGCAGAAGACCTACACGGTGGACTTCCCCAAGCTGACGGGAGGGCTGAACCTGTGGGAGCTGGACTACCGCATGAGCGCTGACCAAAGCCCCAACATGAAAAACCTGTGGTGGCAGGACGGCGTGCTTCAGTGTCGGGACGGACAGGATCATATCTGGGCGGATACCTCCCTGGGAACGGGCTACACCTGTTATGAAGCCCTGTTTTGGGGGAATGCCTTTTTCCACATTGGCTCCGGTTTGTATTACGGTCAGATCGGCGGGGAGGACTTTGCGCTGACCCAGCTGTGCTCCGGCGTGCCGGAGAACCGGGGCACCTTCTTCCGGTATCTGGACTGGCTGTACTACAAGAACAAGGGCGGATTTTACCGCATTGCCTACGATGGGACAGGCTTCTCTGTGGCCAACGTGGCGCAGGAGCCTTACGTTCCCGTGACCATCCTCAACGCCAACCCGGACTATGGCAGCGGGGACCTCTACCAGCCCGCCAACCGACTGACCGGAAAGAGGACCGTAAAGTATAACGCGGTGAAGGACAAGACGGTGTACCACATCATGGCTGACACGGTGGCGTCGGTGGATCTGGTGCAGGTGGACGGGGTGCCGCTGGTGGCGGGGAAGGATTACACCGCAGACCTGAACGCCAAAACCGTGACCTTCTCGGCAGCGCCCCCGGTGACTGACCCGGCAACCAACAACACGGTTTGGATCACCTTCTCGGTGGAGAATACAGCCCCGTACAACGCAATTATGGACTGCGAGTATGCCCTGGTCAGCGGCGGAGACACGAACCTGTGTATCCTGCTGGGGGGATGCGACGCACAGCCCAACGGGGTGTTCTGGAACAGCAACGACAGTCTGGCCATGAACGACAGCTATTTTCCCGACAGCTACTTCAACCTGGTGGGAGACACAGAGGATCCGGTGACGGGATTTGGCCGGCAGTACAGCGATACCATTGTGTTCAAGGCCCACGGCGTGGGCAAGCTGGCCTTTACGGTGGAGACGGTGGAGGGCAGAAACTCCATCTCCTTCACCTATCAGAGCATCAACAGCAAGGTGGGGTGCGATCTGCCCTGGAGCATCCAGCTCATCGAAAACAACCTGGTGTTCTGCAACACTTATCAGGGAGTCCATGTGATCCGCTCCAGCAGCGCGGCATACGAAAACAACGTGGAATGCATCAGCAAAAACGTGAACGGACGGGAGACGGTTGGCCTGCTGCGGGATGTACGCAACGGCGGCGTGGTGACCAGCTTTGACGATGACGACCGCTACTGGCTGTGCGCCAACGGCAACGTGTACCTGTGGGACTATGTGCTCAGCAGCTACGCCCAGCCAAGCTGGTTCTTCTTTACCAATGTGGCAGGAGTGGCCTATTTCCAGGATGACGAGCACAGGAAGTATCACCTGGACGAACAGGGACGGATCACCCGGTTTGGACGGACCTTTGCCGATTATGACGCACCCATCAAGAAGCTCTATCAGTTTCCCACCCAGCATTTCGGCAGCTATGACCGGCTGAAGGATGTGACCGGGATCCTGGTGGCGGTACGTTCGGACACCGACACTGACCTGACCATCCAATATGACACCGACTATGAGACACGAACGGATCTGACCCCGGTCAGCTCCTACTCCTGGCGGCTGTCCCCTCGGAACCTGGTGCGCCGGTGTCTGGCAGTATCCCGGTACGCCCACGTGGTGCGGCGAAGACCCGGCTGCCGCCATGTGCGGCACTTCTCCATGACCTTCAGCAATGAGGTGGTGGGGTGCGATCTGGCCATCGTGTCGGCACAGATCATGTTCAAGTATCAAGGAAAGGAGCGGTGAACATGGCTTTTGACCGCCTTACATTTTCGAAAAACTGGAAAAGCGCCTCGGACTTTCCCACACTGGAAACAGATGAAACGAAGGTCCGGGAGGATATGCAGCTGCTCCACGATGAAACCATGAGGGCGCTGAACGCCCTGATGGACGCGCTGGAGCAGGGCGGAAAGGACACGCTGATCCGGCGTGGCTCGGACACCGCGTCCTATCTGCGGCGTACTGAGACGGGCGTGCTGGAGACTTCCTCCGATGGTGTGACCTGGTACCCCATCGCACGGGGCGAGACGGTGGAGAACCACGCAAGCCAGCACAAGGTGGGAGGTTCTGACCCCATTACCCCGGCGTCTATCGGCGCCGCCTCGGCCGGACACAGCCACAGCGCGGCAGATGTGGGGGCTGCGGCGGCGGAGCATACCCATACTCCCTCCGCCATCGGAGCGGCCCCGGCCAGCCACGGCCACGGTGAGTATGCCCCCACCGCCCACGCCCATTCCGCCAGTGATGTGACGGAAGGGGTGCTGTCCCTGGCAAGAGGGGGGACCAGCATCACGACTAACCCCTCTATGCGGGTGAATCTGGCAAGCGAGGCGGCGGCAGACCTGTTTGCCACCAGTCCCCGCCCCGGTGTGACCGGAGTGCTTCCTGTGAAAAACGGCGGAACGGGCAGAAACAACCTGGCCGATTTGGCCACCGAGCTGGCGACGGTTGGACTGGCAAAGATGAGGTTCGGTGTTTACACCGGTACAGCCCCGTGGTGGACAGAAGAAATGGACAATGTCTGGACAGCCCAGACCATCAGTTTGGGCGCGACCCCGAAAGCGGTTCTTGTTTTTCAGAACGGCACCCAAACCTACACGTCCGGAACATCCTCCAGCGCTACTGTGGGTGGCCTCATTATTGCTGGATACCCACTTGGCGGCACGGAAGGAGATTGTCTGGGTGAGATTGTGGACGGTGGCTTTATTGTACGAGGTAAGTGGGTTCGGAACAATTTAGGAGATGATGCCTACGGCGACCCGTCTTACTCGTACAGTACAGCCAGCATGAATACCGTCAACACGCAATACCGCTACATCGCATGGTTGTAAGGAGGCGGGATATGTTCGTTATAAAAGTACGGCCCGGTCAACCTTTTATGCTGGGTTATCAGGGAGAGCATCAGGCCCGTCAGATTCAGTTTGACATCTCCCTTTGGACAAAGACCTTCGGTGAAGGAACTGCAAATCTGGTCTTCCGCCGTCCGGGCGACACGACCGCCTATCCTGTTGTCACCCAGCAGCAGGGGAACCTGCTTATCTGGAATGTCACGGCAACGGACACCCAGAACGTGGGCGAGGACGGCTTGGCGGAGCTGCGGTATACCGTTGGAGAGCGGGTGGTAAAAAGCGAAAGCAGTCCGGTGCGGGTGTATAACGCTCTGGGAGAGCCTGGGGAAACGCCCCCAGCGCCCGGTCAGACTTGGCTGGATCAGGTGTTGAGCGCGGGTGGGATTGCACAGCGAAGCGCCATTTCCGCCGAGGATAGTGCGGAACAGGCTGGCAGACATGCCCAGGCGGCGCAGACCGCCCGTGAGGATCTGGAGGAAAATGCCCGGTTGGCACAGGACGCAAAGCTCCGGGCACAGGCTGCACAGCGCGGTGCAGAGACTGCGATGGAGGTCACGGTGGCTGCTGCCAGTCATCCTCCTTACCCCGATGATACCACTGGTACCTGGTGGGTCTGGGACACCGGTCTCAACAACTACAGAGACAGCGGTGCGCTGACCCGAGGCCCCCAGGGCATGACAGGTCCACAGGGAGAGCCGGGTCCCCAGGGTATCCAGGGCGAAAAGGGGGTTCAGGGTGAGCAGGGTGTCCGAATCTGGGGGTGCAGCCTGGACAGCGAAACGTTTATCTATGATGGCTGCCGCTATCGGCACCTTGTGGGGCCGGAAGAGCCTGGCGAGACCACGGTGAGAGTGGGCGATGTGGTCATCTGCTCCGATGGCGGCGTGTGCTATGTGACCGCGGTGTATCCTTTGGGCAATTGGATCCTGGAGGTGGCGGGCAAGGGCAGCGGCCTGTACGAGGATGGAGAGCCTTTGCCTGCGGTGTCTTTGATGGGTCCCGAAGGAAAGGTGGGGCCCCAGGGACCTGCTGGTCCACAGGGAGAGCAGGGACCCCAGGGTATCCAAGGTGAACCCGGCGAAAAAGGTGACACCGGCGAGAAGGGTGATCCTGGCGAAAAAGGCGATCCCGGCGAGAAGGGCGATCCCGGCGAGAAGGGCGATCCCGGCGAGAAGGGCGATCCCGGACCCCAAGGTGAGGTAGGCCCCGCAGGACCCCAGGGAGAACCTGGCGAGGGGCTGGAGTTTGTGACCGTCACGGTGGGCGTTTCCTCCTCCAGCGATTTTGTATGTGACGGCGTTGACGATCAGGTTGAAATCCAGGCGGCAATTGCTTCTCTGCCCTCATGCGGCGGAACCGTGCTGCTGGATGCAGCAGACTATCATCTCAGCGCTGCCGTGGACGGCGGAGGCAAGCCAAACGTCACCATTTTGTCCAAACATAGCTCCGGTTTGCCTGACGGCAGACACGCGGTGATACACGCCAGCGGAACCCTGTTCGATCATACGGGGGATGGGTGGAAGTTCCGAAATTTTGACGCGGTCGGAACAACGGATGATCCCGCCATCAAGCTGGGGAGCGGCGACGAGCTGACCGGGTGCGTGTTTACCGGCTGGATGGGGCCGACCATTGACATGCCGTATGGTGGCGGAAGGATCGTCGGATGTATGTTCCGTAATTGCGGTAAGGCGATTGAAGTTCCCAGCGGCGCGTATGTGGCGGACAACATCTTTGTCGGCTGTACTACTGCTATTGACTACCCCTCTGAGTGCGTCATCGTCAACAACGTGATGCAGGACTGTGAGAAGGGCATTATTGAGGTCGGCGGCGACAACATCATTACCGGAAACACCATCAAGCGGGGAAACGGCACGGCTGCGGATTACACCGAGAATCAGTGCACCATTGAATTGGGCATTACGGTGTTCAACTCAGCGTATTTCGGCAGTAAGAACGTTATCTGTCGAAATCATCTGTACGGCAAGGATGTGACTCTGGCGGGGGAGACTACCAATGAGACAGAGCTTGCCAACCTGGAGAATAACCTGATTTTCGACAATCTGGTGGGGGCGAACATCGAGACCACAGATGACATTGACGCTATTGCTGCGCTGGCTGAGACCGGAGTCCTGACCCCGGCTGTGCAGAACGGTGTGATCTACACGGACGCTTCTGGCGCGATCTACTGCTACTAAAGGAGGAAAACGATATGAGTTATACGTTTCAGAATATGAGCGAGGTTCCCACCCTGGAAAAGCCCACTGTAACCACAACCGTGATGGGCTTTGACAACGGCGCTGCCTGTCAGATTCCCGCTGGACAGTTTGGCGGTAGTGGGGGTGGTGGACTGTTGTTCGAGTTGGGTGAGGGCGACTTAACGCTCGATGAAGAATCTGGCGCTATGATGGTATCGAAAAATTACGATTCAATATATGAAACGATTGTTTCCGGTGGTCATGTGACAATCGCATTTCCGTCTGGGGACGGCCCTATTTACATCAACCCTCTGTATACGGGTTTAGTCTTCGGTATGGGGCTGGGTATGTATGTGATAGTTATGGGGGAGGTTCAGATAATTGAGTTTACAAACGGTTCCTATCACAGTGTTTAAGTGGGGTGGTCTGAATGATTCCTGATGTGGAATATATCAAGACGGTTTTAAGCGGAATTTCCAAGCGGTTTGATAAGCTGGAATCGCGGAGCGTATTACCGGATTGGAACCAGAACAGTGCTTTAAGCGCAGATTTTATCCGAAACAGAACACATTACAAGAGCAAGAAATGGATGACTGGTTTTGAAGAAACAACCGCAGAAGGTGTTAAAAAAAACACTTTCAATGTTCAAATTCCTGCGTCAAACGGTGAACGTTGTCGGATAACCTGGGACGGGGAAGATTACGGCGAACACTTACTTGTGGTTGGCGTTGGTGGCGGAGGGTTGCCTGGTGATTGCTTTGCAATCGGAAATTTGAGTTTGTGGAGTGAGAATTTTTCAGATTCCGGCGAACCTTTTTGCTTTTTAATTGGCAGAGACACGGATTTTGCTGCCATTCTTGTTGCGTCAGACAATACCGAACCACATACCCTAAAAGCAGAGTTTTATTGGGAATATATCGTTACGATTCCGGAAGAATACCTTCCTGCAATCCTTGTACGCAGCGGTGACACTGAAGTTGTTCTGACTTCCAGCACTGAGGGAAGTGCAAAGCAGTTCAAGATCACGGTGGATGACACCGGGACGCTGACGGCGGCGGAGATCACCACATAAAGGAGTACAGCATGGACATCATTATCGCACTTTTGAGTGCCGGACTGGGGTCCGGCATGATGGCAATTATCCTGGCCTGGCTTAATCGCAAGTGGGCCAGGCAGGACAAGGAAGATGACCGTATGGATGCCGTTGTGGACGCCCTGAAGGAAATTATGATCGACCGTGTGCGCTACCTGGGTAAGCGGTACATATCCGAGCAGGAGATTGCTCTTGAAGACAAAGAGAGCATTGAGGGTATGTTTAAGGCCTACAAGGCTCTGGGCGGCAACGGCCACCTGGACACGGTGATGGACGAGGTGGAACGCCTGCCGGTGAGGAGTGGCCGATGAAAAAGAAGAGCACCACCACCAAGCGGGTGGTGTGGGCCTGTCTATGCAACGGCTTTGCCTGGGTATGGTGCAGCTACGCGCTGGCCTACCTGGGCAGGGCCGAAATCGCGGAGAGCCTGTCCAAGGTAGCCATTACCGAAATCATCGGTGTGGTGCTGGTGTACAGCCTGAAATCTCTGGCGGAGAATCTGTCCAAGAACAACGACTGGCCCGATAAGAAGAAAAAGCAGGATTGCGACTGAGGAGGTACTTATGGATATTACCAATGTATTTACCGCGTTTATCGCTCTTTTAATGGCGGTTGTCACCGCTTTTGTGATCCCCTGGCTGCGGCGGGAGACAGCCGCATATGACATGGATGACTTGC